CACAGTTATTTGAAACAGGTTCAGGAAATAATGATGAGTGGTACTTTGATTATCAATCAGGCACTTTAAACTTTATAGGATCCAACTTACCATCAGGAGTATCTGATAGTAAGAGCATTTTTGTATCAGGAGCAAGGTATCAAGGAAATACTTTTGCAACAGGTATAAAAGATGTGACATTATATAATGCAACAATTAGTAGTTTAGCAAGTCCATTATCAACAAGTGATGGTGGTACAGGGTTAAACGTATTCACAAATAAAGGAGTATTCTATGCAAGTAATACTACAACCATGGATCAGGCAACTGGCTCCAATGGCCAAGTGTTACAGATAAGCAACGACACTCCAACATTTGATGATTTAGATGGAGGGACATATTAGTGAGCAATTTAAGTGATTTAGATACAGATGAATTAGTAATGTTAAGTCAGTACATTCAAAATCAACAACAGATTATAAATGAATTAACAGAAAAGAATATGCAATTAACAACTGAGGTTCAAGTTCAAAGATTACGTATCAAAGAGCTGGAACAAATAAATAATGTTAAGAGTAAATTAAAGCGAAGAACGAGCCCGTTCGTTTTAGAAAGATTGCAAAATCAAATTAAGGATTAGGAGATAAAAAATGGCTTCAATTATTAAATTAAAAAGGTCGTCAACCGGATCAGCGGTACCGGCTAACGACTCGTTGCAGGCTGGTGAATTAGCGATTAACTTAATCGATAAGAAGTTATACTCCGCCAATGCAACAGGACACACTATACAATTATCCGGTGATGACTTTACTGTAGGAACTGTCACTGACACTGATGGTGCTACTATACAGTTAACTGGAACAGGCAATGGATCAAATTCAACAGTAGTACTTACTGGTTCTAATGGTATAGGTATTACATCTAACGATTCAGGTGCAATCACAATTACAGCAAACACAGTAGACGTAGACTTTGCTACAGTTGCTAACACAGCATCAGCAAACTTAGTTGTAGGTACTGGTGCAAATAATGATGTAGTTAAACTATCTGGTAATAACGGACTAGTAGTTGCTGCAACTAACACAACTAATATTGTACTTGAGAACAAAGGTGTACAACATACAGTTACAGTTAATGGATCAAGTAAATACGAAATAGATGGTACACAACAACAAAATCTAAGATTAGTACCAGGTGTTATATATTGGTTCGATCAATCAGATTCTAGTAATGGTTCACATCCATTAGTATTTGGTACAGCAGCAAACGGTTCTGAAGTATCACAAGGTACAGGAAGTGGTTTTGAGATATATGAAAAAATAGGTACTCCAGGTAGTGCAGGTTCATATACAAGAATTAAACTACAACAAGATGCGCCTAACAGTGTATACTATTTCTGTTCTGCACATAGTGGAATGGGAGCAAGTGCTTATATCTTACCAGATAACTTCTACAGTAATTCAACTCACGTTGTAGCAACACAGCCATTAAGCGTAACTGGCGTTGGTACTTTCTCAGGAAACGTATCAGCTTCTCACGTTATAGCAAGTGGCGATGTAGATATTACAGGTGAAGTTAATGCAGCTACAGGTGTTATTGGTGGTGCTTTATCAGTTGTTGGTAATACAACAATAGGTGGAGATGCAGATATAACTGGAGAAGTTAATGCAGCTTCAGCAGCTATTGGTGGTGCTACTATATCTACAGATGCAGACATTGGTGCTAGAAACGTAGTACTAACTGGTAACTTAACAGTTCAAGGAACAACAACTACAGTACAAAGTACTACAGTAAACATTAATGATAACATGTTATCACTAGCTGATAACCAAACTGGAGATGATGCAGATGCAGTAGACGTAGGTTTCTACGGAACATTTGATGAAGGCGGTACTGATAAGTACTCAGGTCTTTTCAGAGACCAAAACCATTCTGCTAAAGCATTCGTATTCGTTGAAGGCATTACAGCAGAGCCAACAGGCACAGTAACTTACAATGCTGCTAACTCCTCAAGTACAGGAAGTTTAGCACAAGTTGATGCAATCATTGATGGTGGTACATACTAAATAATTATATACAGCCCCTTATATAAGGGGCTTCAAACTCAGCGTATATACGCAAGGTAATGAGGAGCTAAATGGCATCAGTCATAAAGATAAAGCGTAGTGCAACGTCTGGCAATCCGCCAACAAATGCACAACTATTAGATGGGGAACTAGCGATCAATACCGCTGACGGTATCCTATACTCTGCAAATAGTACGGCCGTCTTTCAAGTTGGTGCTAATCTATCCTCACTATCAGTTAATGCTCAGTCGTTTCCATCAGAAGATGGTGGCGCTGGTCAGATATTAAAAACATATGGTAACGGTCAACTATTCTGGACTAATGAAGCAGGTGCAGCTGGGTTTAGTGCATTTACCTTATATGAATTTGTATCATCAAACAATCAAACTAACTTTGCTGGTAATGATGATAACAGTAATAGTTTAGGATATAGAAGTGGAGATAGTATTCAAGTTTATTTGAATGGTATCTTATTAGAAGAAACAGAAGACTATACTGCAAGCAATGGAGCTAATGTTGTACTGACACAAGCAGCTTCTAACAATGACTTACTACAAGTATTCTCATACGGTATAGGATCTTCAAATAACATAACTATTGCTGCTAACAATAATGTTGGTATAGCAAATGCTAATCCAGCTCATGTATTTTCTGTAAATGGAAATACATATTTTGGAGCAAACGTAACAATAAACAACACTCTCCTTGATGGAGATAACAGAGCATTTAAAGTATACTATGCAAACGGTGATGTAGCATGGGGATAACAAATGGCAAGTAAAGCAAGACATTTAGCAGACTTCTTATCTGATGATAGCAGAGGTAAGGACCTTGGAGCTACTCAAGTAGAAATTAAAACTAATAAAGCTCAAGCACAAGCTGTGGTAAGAATGGGTCAAAATAAAAACGATGACTTATTAGTTGCCAATACATCATCAGATAGGATTGGTATTCAAACAGATAACCCTCAAGCAGTTTTAGACGTTGAAGGTGATATTAGAGTAGGGACAGACTTAGAGGATAACACTGGAAGAGTGTTTAAAGTATATTATGCCAACGGCGACATTAGCTGGGGAGAATAAATAATAACATGAGACCTACAGACAAAGCATCATTCAAAGAACATTGCCTAAGAAGGTTGGGTAAACCTGTAATCGAAATAAACGTCGACGAGGATCAGACTGATGATAGAGTAGATGAGGCTTTAGACTATTATGTTGATTATCATTTTGATGGTATGGAGCATACATATTATAAACACGTAGTCTCACAATCAGATAAAGACAACAAGTATTTTACAGTACCGGACAACATTATTGGTGTAGTTGATATGTTTGATATTGGTGATGCTTTATCAACAAACAACCTCTTTAATATACGGTATCAGATCGCTTTAAACGACCTCTACGACCTTTCTAGGTATGAACTGGTCCCTTACTATATGAACTTCCAAAACATACGTATGATCGAGGAGATACTAGTAGGTAAACAGAGAATCAGATACAGCAGAACTATGAACCAGGTACACATAGATATGGACTGGGACAGACTAGCTGTAGGACAAACAATTGTAGTAAAAGCATATAAAGTGATTGATCCAGACACATATGCAGATGTATGGAAAGACAGATGGCTTTTAAGATACGCAGCTTGTTTAATTAAAATACAATGGGGATCTAACTTAACTAAGTTTGAAGGTATGCAATTACCTGGAGGAGTTCAGTTTAACGGGCAGAAGATATACGACGACGCCGTTGCAGAAAGACAGCAACTAGAAGAAGAAATGGCAACTGCGTACTCATATCCTCCTGAAGATTTTGTGGGGTAGATAATGTCTAACAGGTCAGTATTCTTTAATAACTTTGAGAGCAGTCAAGAACAAGACTTAATTGAAGATTTAATTATTGAATCTATAAGCATATATGGAATAGAAGCATACTATCTTCCTAAGACGTATGGTGATTATGATAGCCTATACGGTGAAGATGAATTAGCTACATTTAAAGAATTCTATACAGTACCAATGTATATTAATACAGTCGAAGGGTTTGGAGGAGAAGGAGACTTCTTATCTAAATTTGGTGTAGAACAAAGAGACCAAATGACTATGTCAGTTGCTAGAAGAACATTTGAACAAGATGTAGGAAGAGAAGATCTAGCAAATATAGAAAGACCAAGAGAAGGTGACGTAATCTTCTTTCCACTTAACAAAAAAATGTACTCTGTTAACTTTGTAGAACACGAACCAGTGTTTTATCAAATGGGTTCATTACAATTTTATGAAGTAAGACTAGAGATGTTTGAGTACTCTGGTGAGAGATTCAATACAGGTATTTCTGATATTGATGTATTAGAAGACACAAGATCAACAGATGTATTCTTACACAACCAGTTAATGATGGAGACAGGTGATCTACCCATTCATATAGAGACTGGACATAGAATATTATTAGATGGCATTGGCACAGCATTGGATCAAGATGATATTACTGATAGTGAAAATACATTCATAGAAACTGGTGCAGATAACTTTATTGACTTTAGTGATGCAGATCCATTCAGTGAAGGAGGATCATTCTAATGTTTGGAAATAGTTTCTATCATGCTTCTCTAAGAAAGTATATTATTTTATTTGGCACTTTGTTTAATGACATTCATATCAATAGAAGAAATACTGATGGCAATGTAATACAAAGAATAAAATGTCCATTAACTTATGCACCTAGAGAAAAGGTAACTGCAAGACTAGAACAAAATTTAAGTCTTACAGAAAAACAAAGCATCCTACTACCTAGAATATCTTTTGAGATGACTAACTTAACTTATGATCCAGCAAGAAAGTTAAATACAATTAATCAGATTGTAAAAGATCCATCCACTGGTAACAATGTTAAAAGAATGTATTCGCCTGTACCATATGACATCAACTTTGAACTAAACTTCTATACAAGATATGCAGAAGATGCTACTCAAATTTTAGAACAGATAGTTCCATTCTTTACACCTGAATGGACTAGTACTATTGACCTAATTCCTGAAATGGACTACAAGGTCGATATTCCTGTCGTACTAAATAGTTTAGCGTCCCAGGATACTTATGAAGGTGATTTTGAGACAAGAAGAGCATTAATATGGAATCTAAATTTTACTATGAGAGCATATCTATTTGGACCTGTAAAAGAGAATGGTGTTATAAAAAATGTTAATACTAACATACACTCAACACTTACATCTAATACAGCAGCAGTAGGTATAAAACAAAAACCTGGTTTAGACCAATTTAGAAATCCAACCACTAATGCAGCTGCAACAATTGCGGTCAGTGGTATATATAGTAATGATAATTATTCCGTAATTACGGATTTTGAGGATTATTTCAATGGTGAAGAATAACGACCCAATAAGTAAGGCACTAGACTTAACACCCATGGAAGGTGAAGTCGTACCTGTAGACAATAAACCAAAAGTGGATCCGTCTATAGAAAACGATTTTAAATATGCTAGAGAAAACTTATACAATATTATAGAACGAGGAACGGATGCACTGAATGGAATAGTGGATCTTGCTCAACAATCACAACATCCAAGATCATTTGAGGTAGTAGCAGACTTAGTAAGAACATTATCATCTGCCAACAAAGACTTACTTGATGTACAAAAGAAGATGAAAGATTTACAACCAGAAGAGAATAAGAATCAGAAAGTAACAAATAATCTCTTTGTAGGAAGCACTAAAGACCTCACAGATTTAATTGAGGGTGGTGCTAGGAAAGTAAAACAACACAAAGATGGCTGATCATTATTTAGGAAATCCAAAGCTAAAGAAAGCCAATATAACAATTGACTTTAGCGAGGAAGAGATACAAGAAATTGTCAAGTGCAGTAAGGACGTAGTATACTTTTGTGAGAAATATATAAAGATTGTCAGTATTGATGAAGGTCTAATGCCTTATCAACCATATGATTATCAAAAGAATATAATGAGAACTGTTGATGAAAACAGATTTGTTATATGTAAGATGCCTCGTCAGACAGGTAAGACGACTACAATGGTAGCAGTAATGATGCACTATGCATTATTCAACC